GACTGCTCAATAAAGTCGATCACTTCTTCCTCAGTACCATTCATCATAATCTTAAGTGCGTCCTTAATCATCTTTCTACATGGTGCAGGTGTAGATGATTTAACTGCCTCAATACCCATCATCTTCAGTTTAGGTTCATCGTATCGAACACCTTCACTATCCCATACATTTAAAATGTATCTTTTCTTGGCAGTCCATATACCACGTTCAGCAATGTTCTCTCTCTTCATAAACATCTTCTGATCATAAGCATTTACGTAGTCGGCCAACGCTTGGTAAGAACTTTCAATAAAAGGTTCAAGTTCATTTTCACACACCTTGTCAAGGAACCCAACAACGCCCTCATTAGTTTTCTCTCTCCCCTTGTATACAGTCTCAACCAAAGGGCCCACATGCAAGTAAATACTATCAGTATCTGAAGCAATAACATAATCAACATCCTCCGTTTTTAAAATCTTGTTCATCTTCTGGTTCATCTTGTTCTCTATCCAACGAATAGAAACTTGACCACTCAAGGTAATGGCTTCAGCGTTAGCCAGTTTGTAATATCGAAAATACTGATTGCCAATAGCACCATAAGCACTGTTAAGCGATATCTTCTTTGCCATCTGGATGTTGTTACATCTTGCGATTTCTTTTTCAAGTGCCTTTGATGGTTTCTTTTCATAATCTTTCTTTGCTTGTATCATCTTCTTCTTGAAGACCACACGATCCCCATACATCTTATCCATCAACTCTGGAAGAAATCCTCTTACATCTTTTCTATACTGTGCTCCATTTGCACATGTTGCATACTCTGGATTAAAGTCTGTTACCTCTTCATTTAAGATCCTTTCAACGCTCGAACTGGGATGTCGAGTCTCCCAGAGGGTCTCTGGGGAAATGTTATATTGCATAATAAGATGAGGGTACAGGCTATTGAGGTCAAAATTAACCACCCAGTCATAGCGTCCCGCTTTTGGTTCCTTGACATAAGCACCTGCGTATTTTTCGTTTTTGGATGAACGGTTTTTAGGAGGAATAACAATATTCCTTTTCTTTAAGTAGTTATAAATTATTGTATCCCACATCCGCACCTGATAGAATACATCATTGTAATTAACTTTAGCATCATATGCCATAGTCAATGCCAACTCAATCAGTTTCATCTTGTCTTCCAAACGGTCAACAAGTTCAACGTCAATTATATTATATTCAATAAACTTCTGCCAACCCTTTGTGTAGAAGTCCTTAAATGTATCATACTCACTATGGTCTAACTTCTGCTGACCAAGTTCTACCTTTGCAATATAATCTAATCGATAAGACTCCTGTGCCTTGTAAGTAAACTTCTTATAAAGATCAATATAATCTAATTGAGTTACACCACCCACATCAAATGTAGTATGAGAACGTCCCATAATATGAACTTCACCTTCACTCACCAATCCCCAAGGTGAGAACCTCTTCATCAACTTCTCACCCAATACTCTATTAAGACGCTTACAAATATATGGAATATCATATAGTTGTATGTTCCATCCAGTAATAACATCTGGAACATCCTTCATCCAATAATTAATAAAATGACTTAACAGTTCATACTCTGAAGGACAATGAAAATATGTTACATCTTTCCTATTATTCTTAAAGGGTTTGCTACCCCAAGTAACGATCTGCTTAGTTGTGTAATCTTGTATTGTGATTGCCAAGATCTCTTCCACGCATGATTCAACATCAGGGAAACCTTGTTCAGACGCAACCTCAATATCCAAAGTAACAAGCTTAATTTTAGATATGTCAAACTTGATTTCATCCTCTGGGTATTTCTCTGAAATGTATTGGTAAATATACCTGTCATTCCCATAAATCTCAAATCCCTCAACATCTTCATATCTCTTATAGAACTCACGACAATCTCTGACTGAACCTGGATGAATTTCTTCAACTGCTTCTCCATTCAACGTTTTGTATTTAGTCTTCTTTTTAGACTTAACAAAAAGAGTAGGAAAAAATTCATCCCTATGTTCGTATCTTCTTCCATTCTCAACTCCACGAACCAGAAACTGATTCCCGATCAATTGAACATTAGTGTAGAACTTCATTTAAGGAGGTTTTGATATTTCTCAAGTAGTGTGGGTTTAGGATCGACAAGAGTTAAGATCTTATCAGATGATAACATGAATTCATTTTGAGTGGTAGCTTCCACCAACCAAGGAGTTAGGGTATCATTATCTCCAAGGACACAAGGTTCAATTAATTTACAGTCAGGTTCACCTGGAACTGCTGCTGGCATTTCCTCAATCTGTGAGACCAGTTTTAAGTTGTTCGTCAGAACTATCAGTTGTATCTGTTTTTCCATTTTCTTTTAATACCTGTGTTTTGTACATTGATAGGACTTTATCTATTGGGGTTACCATTGTAACCACCCACTCTGATGTTAGTGGGATTTCTTTTTCTTTTGCTAAAGGAGTCCATGGATGCATCCTAATTCTCACTTCTGATGAATGTTCAGTATCTGGATCATCCTCTTCTGCAGTTAAAGGAGAAGTGCTTACTAATTTAACCACACAAGGTTTTGTAAGAAAATAACCCATGACTTTATTATCGGGGGTCATCATCTCCTTTATATCAGCAATTACATCTTCTCCAGATTTTAGAACCAAAATTTTAATGGTCATAGTTAAATCATACCTCGCTATTAATTATATCACCAATGACCCAAGACTGCAACCCGATCATTGATTGAACATCTTTTACCACTTCTTCAGGAACCACAAGACAATACCCTATACCAAGATTAAATACTTTCTTCATTTCTTCTTCTGGTATTTCACCTGCCAACATAATCTTACTAAAGATTTCTGGCATTGGCCAAGAATTATAATCAACTCTTGCTTCCAGTCCATCAGGAATACATCTTGGTAGATTCTCTAGAATACCACCACCCGTTATATGTGCCATACCAAGAATAGGAAAATCTTTTAATAACCTATTTACTATTGGTGCATAGATTGTAGTAGGTGTAAGTAACTCAGGCATATCTCTATAATATATCTTCTGTCTCCATATGAGTTCATTGATCAAACTATACCCATTACTATGAACTCCACTACTTTCTATACCAATAATCTTATCTCCCGATTTAATAAGACTACCATCTATAATTTCATTCTTCTCTACAATACCTGTACAGAATCCTGCTAGATCAAGATCATCATCATATGTTGGTGGTGGTGCAGGTCTAGGATGTTCAGCAGTTTCTCCACCTAATAGATCCATACCTGCTATCTCACATCCCTTAAGAATACCTTCCATAATCTCATCTATGATAGGAGATATCTTACCAGTAGAAATATAATCTAAAAAATATAAAGGTTTAGCACCACATGTGATCACATCGTTGACACACATGGCAACGAGATCAATTCCTATAGTATTAAATTCTCTATTGATCTTTGCAATATTAATTTTAGTCCCAACACCATCAGCACCAGATACTAAAATAGGTTCCTCGTAACCACGAGGAACCTTAAACATACCGCCAAAACCACCAATAGTAGGTGCTTTCTTTTTTAGTCTTTCTACAAAAGCATTACCTGCTTCAATATCAACACCTGCAGTTTTATAATCCATAACAAAAATAATTTTAACTATTTATAGCCAATCTTTACGAGAGTAATGTTCTGGGACAATCTTACTAACAGTTATTGTTAGTAATCCATCTTCAAACTCAACGGACTTAACTTCTGTATCATCAGTTATAGTCCAAGATCTACTAAAGGATCTTTGTGCTAATCCTTGATGGGTATAGTTAGACTTTTCAGTAGTCTCTTCCTTACCACCTTCAACATTAAGTTTTCCATGTTCAGTATAAACTTTAATGTCTTTCCTTTTGAAACCAGCAAGAGCAACCTCAAGCCTTGTTTCTACATTGTTTACCTGAATTATATTGTAAGGGGGATAATTCTGTTGTGTTGGATTATTGAAAAAACGATCAAGATAATCGTCCATTCCTATTCCATTCGATCTAATCACCTTCATTAATTCTGGAAGGTTTTCGACATGATACCTTGCTAGGTTACCCATGATAGTAGCTCCTTAATAAGCGAGTTTGTGTTTTGTGAACCCTTTCGGCGTTCACTCATATTTATAGCACAGACCATAAAAAAACGGGGTGTTGAACCCCGTAGTTTTTTATTCGGTTTCCTGCGATTCCTGCGGTTTGGTTTTCTTACCTATATTATATTTCTGTTCTAGTATCCAATCTCCTTTATCTTTATATGCAAGAACCTTAATCTGATTAAGAGGTGCAATGTCAGCAACATCAGTTTCCTTGACTATTGATATCAAACCCCAATCAGCAAGAAGACGAGCAATACGATTCCTACGCTGAACATCGTTAGATGTAAGGTTTGCATGTTTCCCATCAAGGGCAAATAATTCCTTGAAGTGAACTATAAAGTATCTTCCCTGCTTATGAAGAATGTGGCAGGACTGATATAATTTCTTTTCTTTTCTACTCGCTACACCAATTCTTGTTAAGGTTTCTCTAACCTTAAGAAAATCATCTGGTTCATTCAGCATGACCTCTACCATGCTATCCTGCGTCCATTCCACAATGGGCTCAGCTGTTACAGTCATCTCATTCCTCCAGTATCAAGTCGTTGTTTAATAAATTTAATTTGGTCGGGGGTTAATATCTTCAAAGCATTAGATGCTTTTTCGTTACTATAACCATAGTATTGTTTGATGATTTCGAGATCTGTGACTTTATCCTTACGGAGCCAGGGACTGAATCTTTTCTTTTTTCTCAAAGTATTTAGATAAAATGAATATTGCATGTCTTTATCAAGGAAAGAATATTTATTCATCTCATTCGCAAACAGTACACAATCAATATGTCCAGACAAACAACGATTGATAATATAAGGAGCATAACCCTTTATAGCATCAGGATCTTCCTCTACCAAATTCTCCTTGGTAAAGTTTATAGAATTTAACCAGTCTTTAAGTTCAGTCATTTCGGTAGTTTCCTATTGAAGTTCCAGTATCCAAATGATTGCCAACTATAGTATATCCCACATAAGAATTTCTGCACAAAATATTCTAGAAAAAGTATTGAAAGAATAATATATTTCTCAATCATCTTATAATTTGGATATCATCATCTTCTGTCCAGAGTTCAACTTCAGTTCTAAAGCGATTATCTCTCTTAAGGGTATCGTATCTCTTGGTTGCTTTTCTCTTCCACCAAGAAATAATATTATCCAAATGGAACTTATCCCAATTAGGACCACGAACCAATTTCTCATCTTTCCCAAGAAGTACCTCCCTTATATTACCATATCCA